CTCTAAACTAATTCCTTAATGGACATACTAAGTCGTTTCAATGGAGATAAGAATACACGAACAGAGGTTCTAAACTACCTTAATTACTTTGTTGCTACATATGCAAGTGAGATGGTACTAACAAGAAAGGATGTGTCAGGTATAGCAGACGCAAAAGATATTATAAACAAGGCATTTGAAAACTTAGATATTATATATGCAGTACCAGAAAGAACAGGAGAACAAACCAATCAAGCAAAATAAAAAGATTGATGCAGAAGAATTAAACCGCCTCCTAAAGACATATCAGGGCATATTCAAGAACAATATAAAACACTTTGCAGAACGTAATGCGATACAGAATCCTAAAGTAAAAAACTATTCAAGATAATACGTTAGATAATCCGACCATTGACACTGCTATAATTATCTTGTTATCAGCATGATAGTAAAGCATAACCTATCAATAACGCCAGACGTGAGGCATGAACCGTCAATAAAAAATGTCCCAAACAGACATCAAGCCACAGGACGGCACAATTCCTGAATCAGAAGTGATTGAAGATACTACAGAGGGGGAGACTGTTGAAACTCCAGCTATAGAAGAAGATGAAGAAGTTGCAGAGGATACTGTTCCTCGTTCACAGCTTAATCAAGTTCTTGCTAGAGCAAAGAAAGCAGAGAACGATCTTAGAACCCTTCGAGGCAATAAGATTGAACCTGCTAAGACTATTACTCAACCCCTTTCTGATGACGCGGTAGACGCTCGTATCTTGAAAGCTGGTGGAATGTCGGATGAACTGTTAAGCGAACTAAAAGTTATCGCCAAGTTGCGTGGTAAACCCATGCTTGACTGTCAAACAGACCCGATATTCATCGCTCTCAAAGAAGTAAAGGATAAGGAATCTCGAAAGACTTCCCTACCTGCTTCACGAGGTTCAAGCTCTGTTAAGAAATCTAAAGACTTTAAGTCTGGTGGCCTAACAGATGCAGAACACAAGTCTATGTGGCGAGAACAGAACGGACTATAATTTAAACACATATGGCACTCGGAACTGATGGTTTTACAGGTGGAAATGGCGGAGATTTGTCAGTTGATATTCCTCTCATTTGGGGAGAGAAGATTAACGACTACTTCCGATACAACCTCCTACTCGCAGAGTTTTTCATCGACCGCTCAGATGAACTTGTAGACGGCGGAGCAGCAATTTACACACCTAACCTCTCTGCTCTTTCAACAAGTAGCAAAGTTGTTAATGCACAGGTTACTCTTTCTTCACCTACATACACACGAGTTACTCTTGATGTATCAACATGGAAAGAAGCGTCATTCGTAATCGAAGACCGAGAAGCAGCACAGCTCAAGAAGAGCTACTACCTCCAGGACAAGATTGCAAAGGGTGGTGCTTGGGAAGTTGCACAGGATTTGGAAGACGCTATTGCAGCATTGTTCACAGGTATTACTACTAACATAGTAGGAACTGCTTCAACAAACATTGCAGACTCTTCACTCCTTGCGGCTATCGCGGTTCTTGAAACAGCAGGTGTTCCAGTATACGGCGGAGATACAGCGTTCGTGTTTCACCCAAACACATTCTATCGACAGATTGGTTCTATCGATAAGATGACACTTTGGCAGAATACTTCGACTGAACTTCCACGTTCAAAGGCTCCTACTCGTGCTCTTTACTCAATTCCAGTTATTGTTTCTCCAGCAGTACCGCTCGGTGCAGGTGCAGTAGGTGAAAACAGTGCTCGATTGAACCTCCTCGCTCATAAGGATACTTTCCACTGGGCACGCCTCTCAATGCCAGTTAAGGCAGTGAAAGGAATGGTTGGCTCACAGGGAGTACGCGTTCAGCAGTCATACGTTCATGAGTACCTTGGCGACCTTGTTACCATCGACCTATGTTACGGTGTTGTTGAGAACCGAGACGATTCAGCAGTTAAGATTCGCTCACACTCACTCGCAGTTGGACTCTAAGCAAAAAACAGGAAACCGCCTTATGGGCGGTTTTTTGTTTGTTGTATATTAATTTAGTAGGTATATAATTAATTAATAATTTAGTTATTAAATAGTTATTAAATAGTTATTAAATATTTTAATATATGGGAAATATAAATGTATCAGGACACATGTCAAAGAAGACTATTGTCAGAAACTTAGCAGGTAATATTATTGACCTTAGAGACGAAGCTAATGGAGGGTGGATTATTCGTGGAGGTAGAGTAGTTAATGAAAACGCTTTTGAAGCACTCGTACAAAAACAAAATGATGTAAAGGAGGCATCTAGGGCGGTACTTAATCAAGTAACTGTGTCTAAAGAGATTGAAGACCAGCGTGCAGGTATTGCAACGCCTCCTAAGCCAGAAACAAATCCTGTAGCACCTACGGTAGTGCCTGCGGTAGCACCTGATGTAGTACCTACGGTAGTACCTACGGATAGAGTTGCCGTACTTGAAACCAAGGTACAGGATATGGACAGCAAATTAGATGCGATTCTAAATGCACTAAAGAAATAATGAAGATATTGTTTTTACCAGGCCATTATCCTTTTTGTTATTACGTCAGAGGCTATCTACCAGGTGTGTATAGCAATAACATGGTTATATCTGATTTTATACGTTCAGCAAAAGAACTGGAACATAAAGACATAGTTGAGAAAGCAAAACTGGCAGACGTTGTTGTCTTTCAAAGACCAAATAATGAAAAGATTATTGACCTTATTCGTGTTCTAAAGTCTATGGGTAAAAAAGTAATCTTTGAGAATGATGATACATACCTTGTAGGTAAAGGAATTATTCTTAGTAGGCTAGAAAATGACAAGCAAAGAACCATTGCTGTTGAAATGAGTGATACAACAAACAAGATTCTAGGTATATGTGATGGTGTTATTGCCTCCACGTCAATACTTGCAGACGAATATAGGCTTATAAACCCAAATGTAGTTGTACTAAAGAATTGTATCGACCCGTTAGATAAGTTTATCTGTAAAAAGAACACTACAGGAAGGTTCAGGATTGGCTTTGTAGGCTCTGTTACCACGAATGATGACTACATACACCTTAAAGACCAGATCAAGCGACTAGACGAGCGTAATGACGTAACTATAGTGGTATTCGGTATCATGCACAAAGACGGTTCGTACCTTTCCTTTATGAAAGATGATTTTTGGTTCTGGTCTTCGCTTAAAAATGTAGAATGGCAGAACTATGTCAATGTTACAGAGTATATGTCTACGATTGCTCGCCTTGCTCTTGATGTTGCGATTATCCCTCGGACAGATAGCTACTTTAATAGGTGTAAATCTAACCTAAAGTTTCTAGAGATGTCTCTACTTGGCATACCTGTAATAGCACAAGGATTTAAAGACGGAACAAGTCCATATCAGGGTGTAGACGAAAAATATATGACTATTGTTACTAATAATAGTATGTGGTACGATAGTATTATCAAAGTCAAAGATGACTACACTTTTTATAAAGATTTGGCAAATAACGCACAGCAATATGTTCTACGCGAATACAACATAGTTAATTATGTGTCCGTGTGGTTAGAAGAGATTAAAAAGTTAATAAAATAATTAATTAAATAAACATGAAAATAGACAAAGCACTTTTGGCGGAAGCAAATTACGAAGGCTCACGACTTATTGAAGTAGTAGACGAGAACCTTAATGTGCTACAGGCGGAACTTTCAGCACTACAGCAGGAGATAAACCCTATCCTTGATATTCTTAACGAATCGTACTACAAAGCTATTGACCCTATCTATCAGGAGGTTCAGAAGCTAAACGAGGAGATTAAAGGCAAGAAGTTTGTTATCGGTGAACTTACAAAGAAGTTTCAGCCACAGATTGAGATTATTGAGGCAACTGAACAAAAGGCATCTCTTGTAAAGAATAAAATGCAACCTATCATCCTTGAAGCAGTAAAGGAACAGATTGGTGAGTTTGAAATTGCACGACACACTGTAAACAAAGACGGTAAAATGTATGTAGAGATTTTTGATGAGATTGAAGAAAGGGTTAAAGCACTCCGAGCGTCTAAGGCTAAGAAGTAATGATTCCAATACATAAACTAACTGGAAGATTAGGAAACCAAATGTTTCAGTTTGCTTTTATGTATTCCTACGCCAAGAAGTATGACAATGACTATTACTTTCAAGATGCGGAATGGTTTAGAGATGTTGATTTAGATATCAAGTCTATATACAGCCAAAATATAGTACCTATAGACCAAGTAGCTATACATGTAAGGCGTGGTGATTATGTGGGCAATCCTTTCTATGTGCAGTTATGGAAAACTAATTACTATGAAAGAGCCATGGAACTGTTTCCTCAAGAGAAGTTCCTTGTATTTTCAGATGACATTGAGTGGTGTAAAGCTCATTTTATCGGCAAGCAGTTTGAGTTTTCTGAGGGTAATGATGAGGTTACAGACCTCAATCTCATGGCAGGTTGTAAGGGTGTAATAATNGCCAACTCTAGCTTTTCTTGGTGGGGAGCTTATTTAAGCAAAGGAAAAGTTATAGCACCTAAAGAATGGTATACGGATGGGAATAAAACAAGAACAGTATGTCCAGAACAATGGGTACAAATATAATCACAGGTTCAAGTGGATTTATAGGAACTAAACTTGCTAAACAATTAGGTGCTTATTTAATTGACAAGGTTACTGAGGATGACTTAGAGGACTGCTATCTACCACCAGCTAATACTATCTATCATTTGGCCGCTCTTACATCAGTCCAAGAGTCTTGGAAGTTTCCTA